AACGGCTACCTGAGTAGAGAAAAGAAACTCAAATTTCAGAATGACAAGCCGAGCGGACAGGCTTACTACTCTCCGATGTATGATAAAGTGGTCGTGCCGATGCTCTCTCAGTATCAGGATGCAGAGGAATACTATTCAACCACATTCCATGAGCTGACCCATTCAACGATTCCTCCTTATCGATGCGACCGCAAGGCTGAGAACGACCACGCATTCTTCGGTAATGAGGATTATTCACGAGAGGAATTGGTTGCAGAGCTTGGTTCTGCCATGATTTGCAACGCTATCAATCTCGATTGTGAAAAGGCTTTCAAGAATTCAGTCGCATACATTCAGGGATGGCTCAAAGCTCTGCACAACGATAACAAGATGATTGTTTGGGCTGCATCGAGAGCCGAGAAAGCTGCCAAATACATAATGAACGTGAAAGACTAATCTCATACAATCGCAGGAGGCGTATTTCCTTTGAGTCTCCTGCGATTAAAACCGAAAGATGATAAAGTAATCATATCAACAAATAAACGCTCTCAAAATGGCTAAAATCAATTTATATAAGAATACAGATTATTTCGAGTTCACCCAGCCAAATCCGACTGAGGGAAAGAGATGCAGGAAACCCGATTGCGCTATCAGGGCATTCGCCATCGCTGCCGAACTCACATGGCAGGAGGCTTACGATGTCCTCTCGAAGATAGCTCGTGAAGATTACGATATTCCCAATTCTCAGAATGTTTACGAGAAAGCTTTTGCTCAGAGAGGATATAAGGTCGTTTCCCTGAAATTCAAGAAAGGAGAGAAACGAAAGACCGCCAAGGATTTCGCTCAGAGCAACCCTAAAGGTCGCTATATCCTGAGCCTCGCCAATCATCTCTGTGCGGTGGTCGATGGCAAAATCAGAGACGGATGGAATTGCGGAGATAAGTGCATCTACAAAATCTATACAATCAACGAAAAGTAATAACAATCAAAATCATCAGTATTATGGATACCAACATCAATTCAACAAAGAGAACAGACATCTATTCAGTTGACCCTCGTAATGTGGTCGTAGTCGATAACTTCAACGTGCGCCGTGATTTCGCCATTGACGAACTCAAAGAGCAAATCAAGCTGCAAGGCGTTCTCAATCCCATCACGGTCGTACCGTTCAAAGATGAGAATGGAGATGAGAAATACCGCCTCGTGGATGGTGAACGCAGATTGAGAGCCACTCTCGCTGCAATCTCTGAGGGTGCAGACATCAAGCGTATCAAGGCAATTTTCCTGCCTCGCAATACCAAAGAAGAAGATTTGCTCATCGAGCAGATGATGAGGAATGAGGGAAAGAACTTCACCGAATATGAATCTGCTATCATGTTTCAGCGATTCAGGGATAAGTTCGGATATACTCAGAGCGAGATTGCTCAGAAATTCGGTAAGAGCATCACTTTCATCGGTCGCTGCCTCTCGCTTCTCGACCTTGCACCTGAGATTCAGGAGAAAATCGAGAAAGGCGAAATCTCCACAGGTGCAGTCCGTCAGATTGTAGAGCTGAATAAGGATGATGAAGCCGCTCAGGTTGCAGCCGTTCAGGATGCGGTCGATGATGCCAAGAGCAAGGGAAAGAAATCGGCTACGGTGAAGAATATCGGAGGCGATACCAAATCTCAGAAAGACCTCAAAAAGGTTGTCTCAGGCATCAAAATCCTCATCGAAGCAACCGTTCAGGCGAAACTCCATATCGAGGATATGAGCGCAAGGGAGCTGATTGCCGCCCTGCACAATGCAGAATCGATGGAAGATGTCATCGCCAAGCTGAACGGTTCTCCTGAGCCTGAGAAAGAGCCTCAGAGCGAAGAGTTATCTCCTATGATGAAGCAGTTTCAGGAGTTGAAAGCCACGCATCCCGATGCGACTATCTTATTCAGATGCGGTGATTTCTACGAGACGTATCAGGATGATGCAGAAGTGGTCGCCAAGACACTCGGAATCACCCTCACCAAGAAAGATGATATTAAGATGGCAGGATTCCCATATCACGCTCTCGACCAATATCTCCCGAAGCTCATCCGTCATGGTATGAGAGTCGCTATCTGCGACCAGCTCGAAGACCCGAAAGCAAAGAGTCTCGTGAAGCGTGGTATAACCGAGATTGTTTCACCTCAATAATAAAAATCATAGACGGCGTTTCCTGCGATTTTCTCTGTTTGAGGTGATAAAATCCTCATTTCTGAGCAAAACTCGTGGGAAATCGCCGAAAAATTAGTAATTTTGCACTTTGAAAGATGAAAGTAGTTCATTTGAAACTGAATGAGCCTCACAATGGAGAGATAGATTTCTTCTTTGGTTCGCTCAAAGCCATCTACGATAATATCCCTCAGGATAAGGTCGGGATTGGCTATAAATCGCTGACGAATGCCCTGAGAGGCAAGAATGAATATCAGAATAAGCGATGCACGATTAAGGTCGGGCATCTCCAACAGAAACAACAAACTAAAAACTCACGCAACGATGAAAAGATGTAATAAAATGCGTTTTTGGCATAAATCCTTAATGGAGACCGAGCTTGAAGAAGTTGAGGGCATAGTAAGCAGGGATTTATCATACTGCAATCCTATAAATAGAGTCCCCTTTGTATAAAAGTTTGAAGAAAAAATAAAACTATATGGAGTACAGATACAGAATAAGTCAAGATGACCTTGCTCGTATTTACGAGAACGCTCAGGCTCGAATGGATGCCAATCCTGAAATAGCTGAAAAGCACAAGAAAGCGATTCGTGAACACTCTTCTTTCAAGAGTGAGAAAGAGGCTTTGCAGGCAGCTATCAAGCTCAGGAAAGAAAATCATTGGGGTTGTCAGATATGGGCGAGCGTAGAGAAAGTCGATGATATATATCGCATTCAGAACTATTGGCTCGTTACAGATGACGGAAAGACCAAACTTTCTGCCGACTATATCGGAATGGCTCTCATGTATGATGAAACGAGACTTCTGAATATCATAGACAATAATGTAAAGATTGATGATGTCGTAGCTTATTGGTAATTTCTTGATGGATATGAAGGTTTATTTGGTTATTAGTATTGATGCGCAAGAAGGGGATAAATTATTCCATATTGCATCTACGATAGATAAAGCGCAATCATGGCTTGACCGCCATCCTCAATATAAAGGCTCTCCATGGTATGCAGAAATAGATGAATACGATGTGGATGATGAAAAACCCTTTGATTGAAGTTCATAAAGAAAAGCCTCACACGATTGCATGAGGCTTTTCTTTTTATTTCTTCTTGACCGCAATTATAGACCTATTCCAAATCACCATGTAATTAGGTCCATCGCAATACATAGCATCATAACCGAGGGCGCAAGCATATGTATTTTCGTGATTTCCAAAAGCTCTGCGTTGGGCAGGAGTTAATTTCCTCCACATATCATACAAATCACTCTGCTTGATTATCTTCGGGATTCTCGTCCAAGTCATTTCGGATATTGTATGACTGCCATAACCATAGCAGATACTATCATTATATGCTTCACTCTTACAGCTATCAGTCAAAGTCCGTAACTTTCGACCATTCCATGCAGATGTGGCGACATACATACCATCACCATATACTCGACCGCCAGGACCATTGAGTTCCAAGAGTTCTGCGACATAGAGCTGAGATGCAAACTCTTTGCTCGACATCTTCTTTCCTTTGAATGTGGTAGGATTCACTGTGCGATAGAATACATCGCCACAGGCTTTCTCCAACATAGCAAATTCGCTTTCTGAAACCAATTTCGCAGGAGCATCGAAACCTTGCATTCTTGCAACATTATTAGTGAATGTGCCGCCATATGGGTCTTCTGATACCATCTTCGATGTATCAATGCCTGATGATATATCTTTGCCGATAGCACCACCCTTATACTCTTTATTGAGTGCACTCTTGGTATCTCCACCACGCTTGATTTGTTTTTCTATGAGCTTCTGTTGCTGAGCCTCTGCATCTGCGATACTCTTTTGCAGAGCTGCGAAATCATTACTCTTGATAGCTTCATCAATCTTGGTGAGATAATCTTTATAGACACTCGATTTCGTCTTGAAAGTCCTCAGGGATGCAGCCTTTGAAATCAGGTCATTCCAAGCGAGCTTCTGATTGATGAAACGAATCTTCTCAGTAATCGCTTTCTTGATAATCTCTTTCTGAGAGTAATTGATAGTCGGGTTGGTAAGCTCGAAATCTAACTTATTCCTCAGGTGTTCCAATGGAGCAGTATCGACAGATGAATAACTATACTTAGATAGCCATTTCTTCATCACTCCATCAAGCTCATTGTATGCTTCTTTCAGCTCACTCATTGAGTGTGATTGATGCAGTTCGTGAGCATTCGGCATGAGGTCTGCAAGTGCAGCCTCTTGTTTCTTCATTGCAGAAACGCTCTGAGCGACCGTCTTTGCGAGTTCCTGCATCTTATTGAGGTCTCCTGACTTGATGGCAGATTGCAGCTCTGAGAAATCAACCTCTCCATAGTCCTGAGCCACATTGAGAACATTGTCGGCAGTTTTCTTGATGAGCTGATGCTTATGCTTTCTTTCCTCCCAAGCATTCTTGATAGCTTCCTCCTGTTCAGGAGTTCGAGCATCGTGCCTGAGCTTCGCTTTTTCGAGGATAGAGAGTTCTTTCGGCTGAGGATTGATAATCTCATCGATTGCCTGAGCGTTATTGCGGATGAAATACGGCTCTGTGCCTCTCTCACGAGATGCTGCAATATCTTCGGCATGGTCTCTCACCCAATCCTTGAAAGCCGCAGGATAATCGGTTATCTGCTTTCCTCTTGGAGTATATTTCTCGCCTTTCAGAAAAGCCTCAGTAACCTTTGCCATCTCTGACTCATCCATCAGGATAGGAGTGCAAAAACAGAAGCATTGAGGATGCCAACCATCAAAGACGAAATCCTTTGGATAGTCACCTTGCAGCTTATCGCAGATGTCTTTTTTCGGATGGTTCTTTGAGAGCTGCACCCTCTGACCGAGAACGAAATCCATATCCTGCCATCGGGCATTATCGGCACGGCGATAGGCGATATTTGTCTCAGTCCGAGCCACACGCATAGCATTACGAGCGGATGACTTATATACTCCTGCACCTGTCTTGTAGGAATCTCTATCATAGTCAATCCACTTATATTTGCCTGTAACCTCATCTTTAATGCGTTTCTTCCATTTCTTGCCATAGACAATCTCTTTCCCTGTGATTTCTCCTGTCTCAGGGTCGATGATGTCTTTCTCGCCTTTCTTATAGCGGAAACGGCGAAACATATCATCGGGATTATTCAGGTATTGGCGCACCTTTCGGCTCATTGAGCTTGATGATTCGCCCTCTCCGATAGATACGGTCATTGCGACCTCCATTTCATCCCTGAGCTGACGAACGGACTTCCAAACCCTATCAGAGAGATTCAGACCATGCTCAGAGCGAGAGAGGAAAGCATCACGAGCCGCCGTATTCCTGCCCATCCAAGCCGAGAACTCAGGACTTTCGAGGACTTTCTTCCCGAATACAGATTGAACGAGCTTATCGCATTCCTGATTGGCTGCATCCCATTCGAGTTTCACTCCCTGCTGAATAGCCATCGTAACGGCAGAATGCAGTCGGCGAAGCAAGACCTCGACCTCTTTCTGTTTCTTGACACTCTCTCCATCGAAAGAGAACATCACTCCCTCATCGAGTGAGGGCATGGTCTTATTGAGAGCGAGAATATCGTTCACCGTCTTAGCGAACAATAATCTCACTTTCTCTGCGTATGCCTCTGTTCGCCTGATTCGGGCGAGAGTTGCAGCCTTTGGGTCTGAGCCTTGCTTTGCCATTTATCGTTTTTGCTTATTTTCCTGCGTTCTGAGCCATTTTCTTTTTCTTCTTAGCATCTTCATCATCCTCGTCATCTTCATCGCCGTCAGAGAAAGATGCAGCACCTCCATCGTTACCCATATTGAAGATAGCCTCCTGCTGCTTCTGTCTTTCCTCTGCCTCTGCTGCAAGACGCTCAGATTCACGATTCGGGTCTTTGACGATAGGATTGAGTTCGACTGCACTTTCCGTTGAGAGGATTCCTGCATCGACTGAGCGGATGATATTATTCAGAGCATCCTCGATGTCCTCACCGAATGGCTCTTGGAATTCATGCCCGACCTCCAAAGCCTCACATTGAGAGTGCAGGGAAACATCGAGTACATTGCCGATGATAGCCGTGATGAGCGATGATGTACGGTCGAGCATCTCATCATAGGTCTCTTTACGCTTCGATGCCTTGATGTCTGCAAGCATCATCACCGTGCGGAGAGCCTTTGCTGAGAGCTGAGAGATAGATTTCAGGGTATCGGTCGTGATGTTAGGCGTGAATGTCTTTTGCAGGATTTGGGTCTGCAACCATTCCAATTCGTCTTTCTTCGACTGAGGCGCATTATCCCAAGTGAGATACTTTGCAGCCTTTTCGACTCCATCCTTATCATTCGTGATGAGCAGCTTTGCAGCCTCTTTCTTTTCAGGCATATTCTTGATAATATCCTGAGCCATGATAGCGATTGGGTCAGCGAAATAGTCATTCGTATCGGCAGTTCTCGATGCGATGCTTTCCTCACGATGGATGAGAGCTTCCACACCATCCCATTCCTTTTCCTGACGGAAATAGATGAGAGGAATCTTCCCGATGAAGTTGATTTCCTCTACGACCTCCCATCCGAGAGCTTTCTTCACGCAGTGATAGATGGTCTTAGGAGTGAATACATCGAAATGATAGGTCGCTCCTTCCTCAGTATCTCTCACATAATATCCCCAAGCGATAGCAATCAGATTCTCGTATTGGTCGAATCGGGTATAAATCT